CGGCCTCTCCGATCTTTTTCCGGTCCCGGTCGGACATCCCGAGCTGTTCGAGGGAGTAGATCATGGTGCTCATGTCGAGGAGGCGGAGGACCGCGGTAAGCGACGCCGTGAGTCCTCTACGCCGAAGACTGTGTCGAAGCCGGTTGGCCCAGAGGATGATCCGAGGTCCGGCCTCTACGCTGTGTGATCGGTGTGCTTCTGGTTGTTCCGGGCCCCGACCCGGAGCCATGGCCGACACTCGGGCCGCAGGTGTGCGACTTCATTGAAGAGCGTGGCGTCTACGGACCAGGGTCTCTGCAGGGCCAGCCGTATGTGATCGACCCTGAGTTCCGGGCATTCATCTATCGGTCTCACGAGGTGTATCCACAAGGGCACCCATGGGCCGGCCGCCGACGGTTCAAGCGGGTCGGGCTGTCGGTGCGCAAGGGGTTGGCGAAGACCGAGAAGGAATCGCTGATCGTCTTCACCCACATCCATCCAGAGGGGCCGGGTCGGTGTGATGGATTTGACGCCTACGGCAACCCGGTCGCGGCACCTGTGCGCGCGCCGTATGTCCCGATGCTGGCGTATTCGCTGGACCAGGTGGAGGAGCTGGCGTACGGGGCGCTGAAGTACATCGTGGAGAATGGTCCGGATGCGGACCTGTTCGACACGTCGCTTGAGCGAACGCTGCGGATTGATGAGCGCGGTCGCGCTGACGGTGGGGCGTACCCGCTGGCGCAGTCACCCGATGCTCGCGACGGCGGCCGCACGACACTGAACGCATTCGATGAGCCTCACCGCCTGTACCTACCAAGGCACTTGAAGGCCCACGAGACGATGGATGCGAATTTGCCGAAGCGGCCGTTGGATGATCCGTGGTCGCTGTATGTGGGGACCGCCGGCAAGCTCGGCCAGGGGTCGGTAGCGGAGAATCTGCACGACGAGGCCCTGGATATTTCGAAGGGTCGGGTTGAGCGCCCAGACCTGTTCTACCTGTACCGCACTGACGACGATCCGAAGCGGGACCTGTCGACGAAGACGGAACGGATCAAGGCTGTTGCGGAGGCGACGGGCCCGGCGGGGGAGTGGGGGCCTGGACAGTTCGACGACATCGCGTCGAAGTGGGATCGCCGCGGAGCGGATAAGCCGTACCTCGAGCGCGTGTGGCTGAATCGGTGGGTGAAACACCACGAGCAGGCGTTCGACGCGGGGAGGGTCGATGAGCTTGCGGCGCCGGGGAACCTGGTTCCCGCAGGGGGTTTTGTCACCGGCGGGTTCGACGGCGCGCGATTCCGTGACTCGACCGGGCTGGTCATCACTGACATCGAAACCGGACTGCAGCAGCTTGTTGGCCGATGGGAACGCCCCGATGAGGATCTGATCGACCCCGACGAGGGGTGGGAGGTGCCAGAGGCTGAGGTCACCCAGACCGTAGAGCATATCCGTGGTAACTGGTCGCTATGGAAGATCTACGGCGATCCGCCGTACTGGACCGAGACGATGGGCTCATGGGCTGGGCAATGGCCGGATCAGATCGAAGAGTGGTGGACCAGTCGGCAGAAGCCGATGGCCTATGTGCTTCGAGAGTACGTCGAGGCGATCGATTCCGGCTCACTGAGGTTCGGCGGCACCGCGGACACCCCAGACGGCACAGAGGGTTCATGCTCGGCGTTGCTGAGGCACATCAAGAACGCCGGTCGACGGGACCTGAACATCCTCGATGAGCGCGGGAAGCCGCTGTGGGTCCTGTCGAAACAGGATGGCAACCAGGACTTGAAGTTCGATTTCGCGATGGCGTCGGTGCTGTCGTGGAAGGCGTGTCTCGATGCCCGAAAGTCGGGCGCGAAACCCCCTCGGCCCATGGGGATGCCACGAAGAATTTACTGAGAATAGGGGGTGGTGATGACACCGGTAACGCCGGCCGAATGGCTGCCCGTTCTCACGGAACGACTGGATGCCGGACAGCCGCGGATTGATCTGCTGCGCCGCTACGTCGATGGAGATGCGCCGCTGCCGGAGATGGGCAAGAACGTGAGGGCATCGTGGCAGCGATTCCAGCGGCAGTCCCGCGCGAACCTTGCCGTGAAGATCTCGTCCTCCGTTGCGGATCGCCTCATTCCCAACGGGATCGACGTGGGGGCGAATACCGACGAGGATGCGGTAGTTGCGGCGCAACGCATCTGGCGTGACAACCGGATGAAGGGAGTCGTCGTTCCGCAGGCGATCCGCCATATGCTCAACTACCGGACCAGCTATCTCGCCGCATGGGCCGGCGCCGACGGTCACGCGGTGATCACCGCAGAGTCCCCCGAAATGATGTATGCGGCGACGGATCCGCTGCAGCCTTGGAAGGTGCGGGCGGCGGTGAAGTGGTGGCGCGACTCGGACACGGAAACCGACTTTGCTCTCGTGTGGTGCCCGATCGGCTGGCAGTTGTTCAAGCGCTCGGTGTGGATCAATCCGTACGAGGTGGTTTCGAAGCGGATCCGCAACAACCGTGCAAGCAGCGGCCAATGGGAACCGGCGAGTGGGTTTGCTGTGACAGGCGAGACGCCCCCGGTGGTGGTGCTCGAAAACCCTCTGGGCTATGGCGAGTTCGAGCAGCACCTAGACGGGATCGCTCGCGTCAACGCGGGCATCCTCGAGCGGCGAGTTACATCAGCAATGCAGGCGTGGCGGCAGCGCGCCCTCAAGGGCGGCCTGCCGCCGAAAGATCCCGACGGCAACGACATCGACTGGGCCGCGGTTTTTGAACCCGCCCCGGGTGCGCTGTGGGATCTCCCCGACGGAATCGACCTGTGGGAGTCGGAAGCGACGGACATTCGCCCACTCCTCGAGGGCGTGAAGGATGACCTGCGGGAGCTGTCGGAGATGACAAGCACTCCGTTCGCCGCACTTCTGCCTGGCTCGCAGAATCAGTCGGCGACCGGGTCGGCATCCATGAAGGAGGCGCTGATCCTGAAGTCCCGCAACCGGCTTGATGCGGTCGACACCGCGGTGTCGGCGATCATGTCGAGGGCGTTGCGGGTCGAGGGGGTCGAGACAGACGAGACGATCGCCATCTCGTGGGAGCCGCCTGAGCATGTGTCATTGTCGGAGAAGTACGACGCGGCGTCGAAGGCGAAGGGTGCGGGGGAGTCGTGGAAGTCGATCGCCCGCAACATTCTCGGATACTCCCCAGAGCAGATCGCTCAGGACGCCCTGGATCGCGCCGAAGAACAGCTGAGCTCCTTCACAATCGGTGGCGACACGAATGCCGTCGCCTGATCAAACTCTCCGGGGCTACCAGTCCGCTGTGACGGCCGTGCGGCAACGAGTTCTCGCGTTCGCGAACTCGATGTGGCAGGCATTCCCGGCGTACCGGGACGCGCAAGCGGAGCGACTGGTCGAGCATCTGGTGCCGAAGGTTCTGGCCGGTCAAGTACAGGTGGCCAACCTCACCGCCACCTACATGGCGGCGATGGCCGGCGTGAGTGCAATGCCTGTCGATCGAGCCGAGGTGACCGAAGGCCGCGGGGTTGATCCCGATGCGGTGTATCGGCGGCCCATGGAGACCGTGTGGACACAATTGGCTGACGGCGCATCGCTCGATGCCGCGGTTGCGGCCGGCGGCGCGCGACTGCTGACGATCATCGCCACCGACATGCAGATGGCGAAAGTCCGCCAAGCAGACGCGTCACTACGCGCCGCCAGGGTGGCGTCATATCGGCGAGTCCTCAAGGGCGGGAAGAACTGCGCTCTGTGCGTGATTGCATCGACTCAGCGGTACCACGTCGGCCGACTGCAACCCATCCACCCAGGATGCGATTGCGACGTCGCGCCGTTGCGTGGTGATGGCCGATTTGATCGGGTGATCGATCCAGCGCTCCTCGAGGATGCGCACGGCGCAGTCAAGCAAATCGCGGGCATCGCCGATCGCGGCGGTCGGGCTGTCGATTACAGAAAGCTTCTCCTGGTGCGCGAGCACGGGGAGATCGGGGATGTCCTGACGTGGCGGCATCAGCAGTTCACGTCGCTGGATGACATCCCGAACTACAACCCCTCAGCAACTAGCTGAGATCCACTGCGCCGCAATGGCGCTCACTCACGACGAAATGTCAGGAGATTGCCATGCCCGAGAGCGCTGCGACCGAAACGGAAACGCAGACGACCGACCAGGGTTCCGATCAGACGGTCGAATCTGACACCGCCGAATCCACCTCGGTGCCAACCGTTGAGGAGCTGATCGCCGACCGCGACAAGTGGAAGGCGCTGTCCCGTGAGAATGAGCGGAAGTTCAAGTCCAATGCGGACAAGGCCCGCAAGTTCGACGACTTCGAGGCGCAGCGCGTCAAGGATGAGCAGACCTGGCAGCAGCGAGCCGAAACGGCCGAGGCTGCACTGGCGTCCCGCGACGAGGAGAAGGCCCGCGACAATCTCGCCCGCGAGGTCGTGAAGGGCACGGGGTTCGCCGTCGAACTTCTCGATGGACTGACCACCGAGGATCAGATGAGGGCTCGCGTGGAACTCCTCAAGGCACTCAAGGGCCCCGGGACCCCAGTCGCCCCACCC